CTCCGGCGGCATGCAGGCGCAATCCCAAACGGTGAACGGTCTGCTTTCAACGCTCCGAGACGACGTTTCCGCGATCATGCGAAGTATCGGCGAAGATATTGCAAAGGCCTTCGACCTTCGCGGCGTCATCGCGAGCATGTCCGAGAGCATCAACAAGATCCGTGCCGATTACGCGAAGAACGGCGCTCTGCTTGTCGATCCCTTCAGCAAGACCACCTACGCCGTGGTAGCCCTTGCCGGCGCAATCGCCGGGGCGCTCATCCCGTCGTTGCAGCTTCTCAAGGGCTGGGCCGTCGTGGCTATCGTCCCGCTTCTCCCCCTTGCGGCCAAGGTCGCGGCCGTTGCGGTGGTGCTGTGGGGCCTCTACGAAATCGCATACAAGCTCTACGACAGCCGAGACCGCATCGCCGCGTTCTTCGAGGTGCTCACAACCGGCGCGCGAATGGCCTACAACAGCATCCGGGAAGGCTTCGCGAATCTGTTCGCCGACCTCGCCGGGGTTATGCGCTCGTCGATTCAGGATTCCCAGATCGCGCAATACCTTGCCGAACCCCTGGCCAAGATGCAGGTTGCGTTTCACAAGATGGCGCAGGAGTCCAGGGGCAACGTCAAGGCCGCCTTGGAGGAACAGCAGCGGGCCGTATGGGTGCTTGGTCGCCAGTATGACGGCACCACGTCCGCGATCGTGCGGATGGTGCAGGCCTCCGGCGATTGGCGCACGATGCTTCAGAGCATCATCGGGCAGATTTCGCAGGTGATTCCGGCCGTTGGCGCTCTCGCCCGCATCATGGGGCAGGCGGCCACGACCTACAAGCCCGCCGGCTCTGCGGCCCCGATCCCGTCTCCGGCTTCCGGCGGCGGCAAGTCCGGCCGTGACCTCGCCAGCGAGGCGAAGAGCATATCGGAAAGCATCAGATCCGAATGGATGCAGGCGACGAAGGACGAGGAGACGATCCTCAACGATTGGTATGACAAGCAGCTCGAAGCGCTGAACAAGTCGAAGAGTGCGAACAAGACCTACCACGAGGATCTTCTCCGGCTGAAAGAAACCTACCTCGCGAAGAGCCGGGATATTTCCGAGCGCGAAGGCGAAGAGCAGATGCAGCGCCTTGCCGAACAACACCAGCGCGAAGCGGAAATGGCCGCGCAGAGAAGCGATGCGTTCAGGCGGCAGATCGAAGAAGAGGGCGCCGAATCCTCCAAGATGGCCGAACGGCTTGAGGAGATTCGCACCGGCCAGGCTCTCGAAAAACAGCTCTGGGACGATTACCGGGCCGCCGATCTTCAGGCCTACATGCAGCATCTGAACCAGAAGAACACCGCATTTCTCCAGAGCCTCAGCTCACAACGCGAGGCGATGAGCCTGTATCGGCAGCTTTCCGAGGAGGCGAATCGTTCCAGTCTCTCCTACCTCGTCGAAGGATACCAGACGCTTTACTCCGGTCTGACCGACGCCCTGACTGGCGTCATCACCGGGGCGAAGAGCGCAGCGCAGGCGATGAAGGATCTCGGGCTCCAGCTCATCACGATGGTCGTGAAATGGATGGTGCAGCGGCAGCTCGCGGCCACGATGTCGAAGGGGCTGGAAAAAGCCATGACGGCATCTTCCGTTGCGTCGGCAGCGCTCACGGCGAAGGCATGGGCGCCGGCGGCGGCGATGGTTGCAGCGGCCACGTTCGGGGCGTCTACCGCTTCGGCGGCGGCCGGGCTCACGGCGCTGTCTGGGCTGTCTCGTGCGCTTGCACGAGTTGCCGTTCCAGGCATGGCGAACGGCGGCGTGGTCACTCGCCCGACGCTGGCCATGATCGGCGAAGGCGGCGGGCCGGAGGCGGTCATTCCGCTCGATCGCGCCGGAGGTCTTGGCGGCGAGACCCGCGTCACGCTGAACGTCCACAACAACACCGGCACCCCGGCGCAGGCGCGGCAGCAGACGACGCGGAACGGCCAGGAGGTCGTCGTCGATCTATTCCTCGATGCGTTCGCCCGGGACGTGAACGGTCTTCGAACCGTGCTGAAGGGAGCCTGACGAGATGGCGAACTGGCCAAACATCGCGAATCCTTCGCTTCCGATCAGCGAGAAATACGCAGATCCGGCGCTCCGTTCGAAGTCTGACGGCGGTTACACCATGACCCGGCCGAGGTATACCCGCGTGCCTAGAACGTGGGAACTGAAATGGCCGGCGATGTCGCACACCGATTACCAGACGTTCAGCACGTTCTACACCGGGACGGCCATCGGTGGCAGCGTCTCGTTCGCCTGGGCGTGCCCGACGGACGGCGCATCGAAGACGGTTCGGTTCGCATCCGAACCCAAGGCCGAAATCATCGCGTGGACCTCCGCAGGCAACCCCCGGCTGTGGGCTGTCGGCGTCACGCTCGAGGAGGTCTGATCGGTGCTGAACCTTTCCGCAGCCGCCATCCTCGAAAAGAACAAGGTCGCCGGAGATTCCGCGTGGCCGGTGCTGGTCGAGATCCAGATCCCCGGACAGGATCCGGTGCGCGTCTGCAACAACAACGAGAATCTGACATGGGACGGCAACACCTGGATTGCGTTCCCGTTCGAGCTGGACGAGATGCAGGAGTCCGGGCGGGGAGAAATCCCGAGCGTGGCGCTTCGCGTCTCCAACGTCACCCAGGAGATTCAGTATTACATCGAGCAGGCCGGCGGCGGCGTCGACTTCCCGGTGATTCTACGGGTGGTCAACTCGAAGCACCTGGACATCACCACGCCCGAACTCGAACTCGATTTCATCTGCACGAGCTGCAAATACGATGCCTACTGGATCACGTTCACGCTCGGCGGTGATGCGAAGCTGACGCGGCGCATTCCGGAGCGGCGATACCTCAAGGACTTCTGCCCGTTCCAATACGGCGGCATCGAGTGCGGCATTCCGGCATCCACGAAGGCGGCGTATCCGACGTGCGCGAAAACGCTTGCGCAATGCCGGCAGCGGTCGAACTCCACCCGCTTCGGCGGGGAGCCTGGGATCCCGCTCGGAGGCTTCTATGCATCAGCCTGATTTCGACGATCTGATCGGCGTGCCGTTCCTCGACGGCGGCCGGGATCCGAAGACCGGCCTCGACTGCTGGGGCCTGGCTCTCGAAGTCTTCCGGCGGCACGGGATCACGCTCCCGGATTTCGCCATTCCGGCTCTGGCGTTCGACCTGGTTGGTGCTGAGATCGAGCGGCAGAAACCGGTCTGGCGTCGGCTGATCCAGCCAGAGAACCCGTCCGTGATCGTCATGCGGTTCAACTCCGTGACCTGCTGCAACCATTGCGGGGTCTATATCGGCTTCGGTCAGTTCATCCACACGCGGGAGCGGGTGGGCGTCTGCATCGATCGAATCATGAGCCCATCGTGGGCGCGGAGGATCGATGGCTTCTATCTCCCGGCCTGAGCTGTTCAATCTCGTCACCGTCCGCAATCCATTCCGGCCTGCGGAACGTGAGATCACGCCGCTTCCCGTCGAGGGGCGGGCCGTTGCGTCGTATCTCCCGTCCGACCTCGCGGTCGTGGCGGGGCTGAACGGGCGCATCCTGAACGCTGACGAGATCGCGACGACGATACCGCGGGCCGGTGATTTCCTCGCCATCTGCCCGGTGATCGGCAAGGGCGGCGGCGGTGGGAAGAACCCTCTCGCCACCATCGCGGCCATCGCCTTGACCGTTGTGACGTTCGGCGGCGGCGGGCTGCTTGCCGGCGGGCTGTTCGCGGGAGGGGCGACATCCTGGCTGATGGCCGGGGCGCTCCTCTACCTTGGCGGCTCCCTGATGGGCGGCATGAGCGCCAAGGCCGCGCGCGTCGACATGCCCGACACCAGCTCCAGCGCTTGGGAGAATGGCCATTCGTGGGGCGACATGCAGCCGATTTCCAGGCAGGGCGGCACGGTGCCGAACACCTACGGCACGGTTAGAATCACGGGCCAGATCCTCAACCAGCACGTCACGAGCGACGGGAAAAAGCAGTATCTCAACGTCCTGCTCTGCGGTGGCGAGGGGCCGGTTGACAGCGTTTCGGACATCAAGATCAACAACAATCCGTCCGAGAACTTCGGCGGCATCGCAGACGACGACGAGCTTTTCGACACGACCCCCGGCATCACGCTTGACGCCGTTGGAGAAACTGCCCTGGCATCAACCCCCGTCGCTGCAACGGCTCTCGATATCGAGCTCTATTGGCCGAATGGGATGCTCAAGAACGGGACGTTCTGGGGCGGCAGCGTCGGCATCAAGATCGAGTATCAGCCGTCCGGTGGCGCCTGGGTCGTCTGGAAAACCGAGACCGTCACGCAGCGCAGCTATCAGGCGTTTTCCCGCACGTATCGCATAGACGGCCTGACCGGCGCCATCTACCAGACGCGCATCACGCTCACCTCGGCAGATGCGACCACCTACGCGTTTCAATATAAGCGCCTATCGTATGTCCAGAAGGCCGTTGCTGTCGAGATCGAGACGCGAACCGGCACGAACACGCAGACGCCGATATCGTTCTTTGGCGACTCGTTCGCGGATCAGGTTTTCTCGATCGAGCTTTCCGACGACGGATACGCGGAATACCAGACCGAGGGCGACGGCGGATCGGGCCTTGAAATCTCGATAGCGTTTCCGTCTGGGCTCTGTTACGTGAACGACGACGGAAGCCCGTCCGAGAGCTGGGTCAAGATCGACGCCGATTACCGCCTCGTCGGAGCGCCGACGTGGACGAGCTGGCTTGCGGCGCAGGAGATCAGGGACAAGAAGAATGGGGCCGTGCGGCGCACGTTCCGCAAGGACGGCCTGACGCAGGGGCAGTATGAGGTCCGGGCCAAGGTCAACAGCGTTCACGGGACCGGCTCGCGCTTCATCAATCAGGCCGTATGGAACTCGCTCTCACACATCATCTACGACGATTTCAAGCGTCCGGGGAAGGTGCTCGTAGGCATCCGCGCAATGGCCACCGACAAACTCTCGGGAGGCATGCCCTCGATATCCTGGCTGCAAACGAGATCGACGGTGAACGTCTACGTGCCCGGCAGCGGCTACACGACGAAGGCGGCCACGAACCCCGCATGGATCTGCTACGACCTGATCCACCGGGCGCGATACCTCGAGGATCCGCGCACCTCCACCAGTTCATACGTCGTTCGCGGGGATCCGCATGCACGGATCGATTACTCCGCGTTCGAGGCATGGGCGGCGTATTGTGACGAGGTTGTTGACGGGATGAAGCGGTGCGAGGCCAACATCCATCTCGACGCTGCGGCGTCTCTCTGGGACCAGCTCCAGAAGGTGGCGCAGATCGGCCGCGGGATGGTCGTGCTTCGCGGCACGCAGTTCTCGTGCGTGTTCGATGGCCAGGTGTCGACCCCGGTGCAGATGTTCACGGTCGGGAACATCCTCGAGGACTCGCTCAACGGCGAATATCTTACCAGCCGTGACCGAGCGAATGCCATCGAGATTTCGTTCAACAACGCGGACAAGGACTACCAGCGTGATGTCGTGATGGTCTACGGCGACGATTACGACGGAACGGCGGCCGTGAACAGCCCGACTCAGGTGACGCTCCCGGGGATCACGGATTACCGCCGGGCGTATCGCGAGGGGCTGTATCGGCTCCGGCTGAACAAGTATATCAAGCGCTCCATTTCCTTCCAGGCCGATATCGACGCGCTGGCCTGTCAGGTTGGCGACGTGGTTCTGGTCCAGCACGATGTTCCGAGGTGGGGCAACGGCGGGCGCGTCGTGAGCGCAACGGCGAACTCGATCACGCTCGACAAGGCCGTCCACATGAGCCCAGGAACGACGTATTCCGTGAAAGTCCGGCTCGGTGACGGAACGATCGTCGACAAGACCGTCTCGGCCGTGCTCGTCGATACCGACACCGCGACGCTCACCCTGACGACGGCCTGGTCGACTCAGCCGGTGGCGTATGACCTCTACGCTTTCGGCGCCGTGGATCTAGCCACGAAGCCGTTCCGCGTCACGAAGATCGCACGTTCCGGGGATCTCCGCGTCCGGATCGACGCGACCGAGTATTACCCCGAGGTCTACGACGAGACGGCCACGGTGCCGGAGGTGGACTACACCGTTCCGCTGCCGACCATTTCCGGGCTCGTGATCGGCTTCAGGTTCGACCTCGCCGGGCATGCGTTCCTCGATATCTCGTGGTCGCCTCCGCGCGGATCGTATGGCGGCGCCGTGGTGATGATCGATGGCCGGGCCGTTGGCCGGGTCGGCATCTCTCAGTCGTCGTATTCCCACCAGGTCACGAAAGACAAGACCTATTCCGTCGGCGTGATCGGCCTGGACGCTCTCGGCAACGAGCTGGCCACCGTGAGCGGATCATACACGGTGACGGCGCTTTCGATCCCAACGGTATCCGGACTCACGCTCGCCGAAAACACCTACCAGCTACCAGACGGGACGTGGCTGACCGACGTGGGTGTCTCGTGGACCGGCATTGCTGCAAGCGCGTATCAGTATATCAGCGGATACACGATCAGTTACGAGGTGAACGGGGACGGCGTGTGGCATTCCGCCGGAACATCGCCGGCGGCGTCGACCATCATCAAAGCGCTGGAGACGGAGCGCAACGATACGATCAAGGTCAAGATCGAAGCGTTCAACCGCTGGGGCATTTCCGGGGCTCCGGTCGTTTCGAGCGCTCTCACCGTCGTCGGGAAATCGGCTCCTCCGTCGGCCCCGGGGGCGATCACTGGAACCCAGGATCCACAGAACAAGGCCATCTTGAATCTCACTTGGGGCGCGGTTACGGATCTCGACCTCCGGGATTACGAGCTGCGCGTCGGTGGCACGGGCTGGGCCGATGCGACCCTGATCGCGGCGCATCTCACCACGCCCAGATATGCGTGGTCCATTCCTGGAGCCGGGACATACACCATCCGGGCCAAGTCGTTCGACACGCTCGGCAACGCCAGCACCGAGACGACGGCCTCGTTCAGCCTGTCCGTCGCGCCGTCCACTCCGTCCGGGTTGTCTGCTGCTTACGACGAGCAGAACCGCGGCATCGCCATCATCACCTGGACGCCTTCGACGGATCTCGACGTGAAGCGCTACGAACTGCGCGTCGGTGGCTCGAGCTGGGAGACGGCGTCGGTGATCGGCGACAAGCTGGCCGACCCGATCACGAGTTACACCCTGCCGGCAAGCGGGACGTTCGTGTTCCGGCTGAAGGCTATCAATCGCGCCGGATATTATTCTGCCGAGGCCACGCTCACCATCGAGCTTTCCGTCGAACCGAACACCGTCACCGGCCTGACCGCCACCCAAGACCCGGCCAACAGAACACGGCTGAACGTCTCGTGGACGCCATCGAGCGAGAAGGACGTGAAGCGCTATGAGGTCCGGATGGGCGGCTCGAGCTGGGCCACGGCTACTGTTGTCGGCGACAAGATCGCGGATCCCTACACGACGGTTACGCTTTCGAGCGAAGGCCCGACGACGATCCGCGTGAAGGCCATCAACAGAGCCGGGTTCTATTCCGAAAACGATGCAACAATCATCGCCGATATCAACCTGACCCCGAGCGACGTGACAGGATTCCAGGCGCTCCAGAACGGCGACAACATCCTTGTCTCGTGGACGCGGGTTGCCGATCAGGATCTCCTCGGATACCGGATCGTCGAAGGCCCGGCGTATGCGTTGGGTGCGCTGTTCGCGGAAGCCGACCCGAGCAAGAGCCAGGTCGAGGTTCCGGTGTCTGCCGAGCGGGATTACACGCTCCGCATCAAAGCGATCAACCGGGCAGGATACGAGAGCGCGAACGACGCAAGCGCGACGGTGACAGTCTCAAACCTCACGCCCCGGAACGTCATCCAGAGCTTCGACGAGCTGGTCTTGCAGAGCGGCACGCACAGTAACACGGCATTCGGTAGCAGCCAATATACCATGGCCACGCTAGGCGGCCGGATGTCCGACTGGCCAACGCTCCGCATGGATGCCGCCGGATCGGCCAACGTATTGAAGCTCGCCACCGGCCAGACGAGCGGAACGTATACCTGCGTCACAAAGGACATGGGCGAGATCATCACCGCGCACATCGCCGTGGATTGGTTCGTCCTGGCGCTCTACGGCTCGGGCCAAGCCGCACGGCTGGAGTTCCGGACCAGCCTGAACGGCACGACCTGGACGGATTGGTTGGTGTTCGCCCCGGCCACGCAGACGTTCCGATACGTTGCGTTCCGGGCGGTTCTGACCACTACCGACGTGGCGAAGACCCCGGAAGTCACGCTGTTCACGATCTCGATCGACGTTCCCGACAAGGAGCTGATCTTCCGGGATCACTCGATTGCAGCGGCTGGCACAGAGCTGAATTTCGGCCACACGTATCACGTCATCCCGTCCGTAGCCGTGACATCGCTCGGTGACAACACGCACGGGGTGCTTGTTTCAAAGACCACGGAGAAATGCACGCTCAAGATTCGGAATTTCATCACGGGTGCCTACGTCAGCGGCACGGCGGATATCAGAGTCAGGGGGTATTGACCATGAATTGTATCGGTAGATTTAGAATGTTCCTTCTCGGGGTGCTGATGGCCACCGTGGCGACATCGTTCGGCGCCTACAACGCGGCAAAGCCAGCCGACAACGAATACGTAGCCGACGTTCCGGCGCTCGTCCGGGAGAACTTCCGGGCGATCAAGGACGACGCGATCGTCAACGCCGGGACCGTTGCGGGGCTGAGCGTCGGCAACGCCTCTGGCAACATTCCGCGCAGCAACGGCACGCTCAATACAAACCTCAACGCCGATCTCCTCGACGGCTACCACGCCAGCGCGTTCAACGCCTCTGACGCCCTCCTCCTGCGCCTGGACGGAAGCCGGGCGATGACGGGGAGCCTGAAATTCTCTGGTAACTACGGCATCCTCAGAAACACGAGCGACGGGGCTGATACGGGTTACGTTGGCGCTTGCGGGGGCGGCGGGCTTGATAACGCCCGAGGAGCGGCCCTATTCCTCTACGGCAACGAGGAATCGTCTTATGGCGGCGTAGCCCGTTATTACGCAGGCAACGTCAGCACGGGCGACCATGTTTTCTACACCGGCGCAGGAACAGAGCGGTTCCGCATCGCGTATGACGGGAGCAGCCAATTCAGTGGCAGCGTCGGCATCGGAGCGGATGCTTACCCTTTTAGACTTAGATCTGAAGTGGGGGTAACGACAGCCTACGGGGCGGGTGCGCCGGACGCATCCAACTGTCAGTTAGGGCTAACAAATGCAGCTACGGCTGGAACAAGCTCGGGAATACAGTTCAACATCTCTGGCGACAGCAAAAACAGGATTGGATACATCGGAGCAATCAGCCATGGCACTTCAAATAGATATCTATCTCTAGTATTTTGCACAGACAACGGCACAAACCGAAATGAGGGAATGCGATTGACATATAACCGCAACTTCCTCATCGGCACCACGACCGACGACGGCACGAACAAGTTGCAGGTGAATGGGTCGGCATACGCGCAGCGCTTTGTCGTCCCAAACGACTACGGGTATCGCTGCATCAACTCCTCTGGCGGCCTCGTAGACATGATGTTTTTGAGTTCAGCAAACGTATCGACGTTCGGCTCCGCTGGTTACGCCGCCCGCATCCTGTCCAACGGCACCCTGACGCACAACGGCAACACCGTCTGGACCTCCGGAAACGACGGCGCTGGGAGCGGGCTGGATGCGGATACTCTCGACACAAAGCACGCCTCCGATTTCGCCACGGCAGCGCAGGGGACGAAGGCAGACAACGCGCTTCCTTCCTCGTCTTACACGGCCTCCGACGTGCTCACGAAGATCAAGACGGTTGACGGGAGCGGCTCGGGGCTGGACGCGGACACGGTGGATGGATATGCGCCGAGCACGAGCGGAACGGCAAATACTCTTGTCTTGCGTGACTCATACGGATGTTTTAACGTCGGGAATACGACCAATGGTATAGGCTTAAACTCATATTGCAGTTCAATCGGCTCTCTCCGCATGGCCCTTTATGGGCAATGTGGCGATACGTCAGCAGGCTTAAGCGGATCTGGAGTCATGGGCGTTTCAGACGCTTCCGGCGGCAGAGGCGTTGTTGGCATGGGACCGTCCGGGGGATACGATTTCTACGCTTATGGCTCCGGCACCGATTACGGCACATCCTCCTCAATCCGCTGGAAGAAAAACAGGAAGCCCATTCAGAACGCGCTCGGCATCGTCGACAAGCTCGAAGGATTGCGTTTCACATGGGACAAGGAGCACGGCGGGAACCCTGGCGTGGGCTTCATCGCCGAAGAGGTAGGAAAGTATCTCCCCGAGATCGTAGTTTGGGACACAAAAGCGCCCGGATACGCCGACGGCATGGACTACTCGAAAATGACGCCGCTCCTGCTCCAGGCCATCAAAGAACTCCATGCCAAGGTGCAGCGGCGCACGAGCGACAACGCCGCCCTCCTCCGGAAGATCGAGAAGCAGGAACGAGAGATCGACGAGCTGAAATCCGCCATCAAGGCGATTCAGGCGAAACTACACTAAGGAGAATACAACCATGGCACTCATCAAAACCCACGACAAGTCCGGTGTCCAGAACGCATACGTGAACATCCGGCAGATCAACGCGACGAAGGGCAACCTCGCCGTCATCCTCGACGTGTTCGCGAGCAAGGCCGCCCGTGAAGCCGGGAAGTCGCCTATCGACGTGATCGAGCTGTCCGGCCCGCACGAATTGAACGGCGTCGGCAATCTCTGGGAAAAGGGTTATGCTCTCGCGAAGCTCGACGAGCGGCTTTGCGGCGCGGCTGACGACAAGTGAACACCTACCGGCAGACCGAACCCAAATCCTGCGGCCCTGACGCCGTGGCGTGGTGCCTCGCGCAGGCCGCGGGGATCTCGCTTTCCGTGGCGCGGGAGCGGGTGTTTCGGGCGTGGGGTTGGGCTGGGCATGGCGACGTGCGGGACGATCTGATGGACTCGCCAGGGCAGCACGAGGCCGTTGCAAAGCGTCTCGGGATCGGGTTCGACCTCGCGACGCTGGGGGAACTCGAGCGCGGCACGCTGCCGCCGAATCAGACGGTGATGCTGGTCCATCTCTCTGCTTCTGATCCAACTGCCCAACACTGGATCGTGCTCGCCGGGTATGCCTCGGATGGCCGCACCCGCTGGCACTTCGGCGATGGCACGATCCACGAGCTGTCACGCGAGGCCGTCCGGGAGCTGTATTCCAGGTTCGCGCCGGCCTGCATCTACACCCTCGGAGAGGCTACCGCCGATCCGCTCCCGTGGTATGCGCGGGCGTGGGCGTGGGTGGTCGAAAAGATACTGGGTAAGCGTTGACACGGGCCTAGGCAGTATTGTATAATAATTGATATACTATCAGGAGATAATGAGATGACGCCGCCGCACGAGGAAGGCCGATGCCCGTATCACGTCGATCATGAGAACAGAATCGAACGGCTGGAGGGAAGTATGGAAAAGGTCTTAGAGCATATCAACAAGTTCTCGCCCTCGGTCCTGATCGCGTTCTTCGGCCTTGTCGGGACGTGCGTTGCAACGCTCGGCTCAATCGTCGGCGTCGTGATATCGGCGGCGTTGAAATCGCAGGGATGGCTGCAATGAAGACCGCCTACATCATCCGCCGCCAGAAGCTCCGGGATCGCACGCTCGGGCGTCTGCTCGTGTTCGATGGTGCGTTCCTCCGGATTGATCTCGCATCGCTCGAACTGCCGTGGAAAGACAACGCTCGGCACGTCAGTTGCATCCCGGCCGGTCGGTATCGGCTCGTGCCTCGATCGACGCAGTCGCGCGGGGATCATCTGCTGATTGAAGGTGTTCCAGGCCGGGAGTGGATACTCATCCATCGCGGCAACTATCCATCCGAGGTGCGCGGCTGCATCCTCGTCGGCCAGGAGCACATCGACATCAACGGCGATCGCATACCGGACGTATCGGGAAGCCGGTCGGCCCTCGGTCAGCTCGTCCAGGTGATCACTGAGCCCACCGAACTTATTGTGGTCGATGCGTGAGCCGCAAGCGCCAGACGACCGAGCCCGAGCAGTCGCCGACATCGCCCTCGTCGTCGAGATCGGACGAGAGCTGCTTGAGCTGTGGGAAGCCCC